CGCACTTTGTCTTTAGAGACTTTTGTCACTTCGTCTTTCAAAGTGGCTTTGAAAATTGGATAAGATCGTTCCCCGCGACGGGCGCAATCTTCCATTCTGGTCACCTCATTCCAGAAAATTTCATCCAATATGGTTTCCTCACCTTCCTCGTCGACTATTAAATAATCGCTAATTGGTCCAGTGAGGGGGAATCCCACGGATTTGTTTCTCGCCATGCGATCAACGAATCGTAGGCCATCTATCCCATTCAATACCTCTTCATTAGAAAGTGGCTTGAGCTTCTTAAAGCGGGGGAAATCCTCAAACTTTTGAAGGATGGGACTAACAAAGTCTCTCAGTGCCCATTGAATTGTATCAGGATATGGACCCTCAGCAATATCTGAATATCCTTCCATCCCTACGTACCAAGGTTTCCAGGTTTCTGGCCCAAATTTGGGTCCCCCATAAATATTGGAGGAGTCGCAATGAATTACAACTAGGTCGGAAATGACTGACTTTTTGACATTTGTGTAATAACTAGCAGCCCCCTCGCAGGGGCCATACACGTCTATAGGTATTTCTGGAGGAAAATAATTGAGGGGCGAACGAGCGTGAATATGAAATCCAGTTATAATCCTTTTCCCATATTGTTCAATTGGCATAGTGCCTGAAGCTGTACCAATAGGTAATTTGAGCATATTCTGCAAATCATCGCAACTCTTTTGCAACTCAGGAAGTGTAATCACGCCTGAGCATCCGCGTTTAGAACCGGTAACACCACCTAAATGGAATCCCAAGATCACGTTGCACTTAGTGTCACTGATCAGGGGAGCCATACACAATCCTGAGAAGGTGGGTAAGTTCAAACTATAAGTTGCACCGCTGAACGTGCGGTAACCGTTATAAACTTTCTTTGAGGCATATGTGTAACCGTTAAATTGAGTAAGGCTACCGTCACCCTTTCTATACGGCATGACGAAACTCGAAGATCTCGGTTCCTCGAGAGGAAAATATTCGGAGATGTCACTCCAATCACCACCATTTGAAATATAAACTAGCATCATGTCCTTCGTATCCAAGTCCAATGAACTGGCCGTAGAACATTTAGCCCTAAATTTCCAATGAGGCCCAGTATTAGGACCCTTGATGATTTCAATATTAAACTCTCCCTTTGGAATATTATGCCGAGGCACAAGAAGCATATTGGTCCTTATGAACAATCCATTTGTAAATGTCGTATATTGACCATCGAGGTAACGTACATAAACGAGATTGCGCTGGATTTTCCCAACAGCGTTCTCAATTGTGGTAGTTTTTGCTTTTAGTGTACATGGAATTGGGGTCACCACACTCCTATCCCATTGATTTGGGGCAGAGAGTTTAGCATCCAATTCGCTTTCCGTGCTGGGTGAT